AGAGCGAAAGTAAAAGAATAGGTGCTACGCAGCACAAGAACTCAGGAAGAAACACCGTAAAGGGTGATGCTTCTTGGAATAACTTTGTAATTGATTTTAAGGAAGTGTCTAAGTCTTTTACTTTAAATAAAGAGGTTTGGGCTAAGGCTGTAACAGATGCTCTTAAGAAAAACATGGATCCAGCAATAGTTGTAGTTTTAGGAGAAGGTAATACTAAAGTTAGATTGGCTATTGTTGAGATGGACATACTAGAACAATTAGTGGATGGTGTATAATAGTAATATGGAAAATATAATATTAAATGATTTATTTACTAAAGAAGAGTGCGAAGAATTAATTGCAATGATAGAGCATGAACTAACAGTTAGACCACATGTTGATATTAAGCATGACGAAAACAATACATTGATTAATCAAGACAATGTAGTTATGAAAGATTTTAATAATGGAAGAATAATGGCAGAAATACTTCCAACACCAGAACACATTATAGAAAAGTTAAAAAGAACACTAAAAGATAGTTACGGAGATTGCGAATACATAGGCACCGTTTTTGCTGATTATCAAACAAGGTTTGGAACACCAAGATTGGGTAAACATCACGATGTAAAAGATGACACAACCTTAATTGATTATCAGTTATCATCAAACACAAAATGGGCAATAAATATTGATGATGTTGATTATCAGTTAGTAGACAACCAAGCAGTAGTTCTTAGACCATTTAAACAACTACATGGGAGACCAGATAAAAAATTTAACGATTCAGAATTTGTAAAAATGTTATTTTTTTTCTTTACTAAACCAAGAAACAGAGAATAGCGTGAATATTTTATCTGAAGAAGATTTAAAAAATGGTGTTGTAGATAACAGAGATTTTAAAGTATTCTCAATTAAAAATGTTTTTAATGAAGATAATATTAATACAATAATGCATCATTACAAAAGAGTTGAGCACTATTATCAAGCAGTAGGATATGCTGGTCAAAGAAAATGGGCACTAAATCAATATCCAGAACTTTTTGAAAGACTTCAAACTTTAGTCAGTGATCAACTTGGTGAAGAAGTAATTGCCAGTGAAGTTGAACTATGTATATACACACCAGATTTTGGATACACTCCTAAACTATATCCGCATTGTGATAATCACATTAGTGACGGTCAAAGAATAACAGTGTCGGTACAACTAGATGCTAATATAGATTGGGATCTTGTTGTAGAAAATAAAAAATATAAATGCAATAAAAATGAAGGAATTGTTTTCTCTGGAACCCAACAGGTACACTGGAGAGATAATGTAAAGTTTAAAGATGGAGATTATTATGCTTCAGTATTTGCCCACTTTAAATATAAAAATAAAAAAGAATTAAGTGTAAATCAAAAAGATATTTTAACATACTGGGAAAAAGTTTATCAAATAGAAAGTGGTATTCCATTGGAAGTATCTGAATCAGATAAAAAAATGGGTAACTGGTCATTAAGAAATGACTGGATTGAAAAAGCAAACAGTGTTTTTTTTAAGGGAAGCGAGTAAAATATGTCGTTTGATCCAGCAATATATAATGAAGAGTTAGAAAAAGGAATTGTACCAAATAGAGATTTTGAGGTATTTGTTTATAAAAATATTATTACTGAAGAACAAAGTAAACTTGTATATAGTGAAGTTGAAAGAATAAAGGATAGTTTCATTACTCAAGATTTTGTTGGACACAGGGCTTGGAATTTTCATAATGATGAATTAGCAAAATATTTAACGATATGGATGAGTGACGTTATGGGCGAACAGATGATTTTAAGCGAATTATCTTTTGCAAGATATTCTCGTGAATATGGTTATGAACCAAAACTGTTTCCACATTTTGACACACATGAAAAAGATGGGCAAAGAATAACTCTTGATATACAACTAAACAGTACAATTCCTTGGGCAGTTGTGGTAGAAGATGAATCTTTTAACTTAGAGAATAATGACGGTCTTGTTTTTTCTGGAACACAACAAGTTCATTGGAGAGAAAACAAAAAATTATCAGACACAGATCAAGTTGACATGCTGTTTGTTCATTTTAGATATGCTGATCATAGACCTTGGGGTAAAGATCAAAAACTTATTTTAGAATATTGGTCACATAGACTTAGAGAAAAAACTGGCATAGAAAGACAACCAGTACCAGTAGAAATAAGGTAAACAAATGAATTATAAAGATGTTCCAAATAAAATTGTAGATAATTTTTTTACAAAAGATGAAATAAAAAGAATATACGATGTGGTACAAAATACTGATCGCACAGACTTTCAACAATATTTAAGTTATGTAAGTTGGCATATTGAGTTACCAAAAGATATAGTAGACAAAGTTACTAAAGTTGCTGAAGGTATTGTTGGAGAAGGTTTAGTTCTTGCAGAATATAATTTTTCTAGATATCAAAAAACAATATCTGATTGTAGAAAGTTTTGGTTTAACCCATTACTTTTTCCACACATAGATGATGCTTTTGAAGGAAAAAGATTTACAGTTGATATACAGTTAAAATCTAATATTGATTGGGACATAGTTGTTGATGATTGGAAATCTGAAAAAACCTTTACAATGGTCGACAATCAAGCCTTAACATTTTCTGGAACGCACCAAGTTCATTGGAGGCCTAAAAAAGAATTTAAAGATGAAGAATTTTTAGAAGCCTTATTTTTACACTTTGTTCCTAAATTTAATAATTTTATATCTAAAGAAGAAAAAGAGGAGATTATAAATAAAAAGAATTATCAATATAGCGTATGGGAGCAAACACCAGGAATTAGTTCAAACCCAACAGAGGGTTCTTATTAATGACCAAGATGCATAATTTTTTAACAGATTTTGATAAGTATAATACTAAACTACCAGTTTATGTTGAAAAACCTTTTACAGAAGATCAGGCAAAACTATTGAGAGATGTTATTGAAGCAAATAGAAGTATCGTAGTAGATGATTTAATTGAATCAGATGATGCAACTATATCAGCAATGAATAGATTTTATCCTAAAAAAATTACAATAATGTCTAGAGAGTTGATAGAGTTTGAGTGTCCAACAGAAATAGAAAATGTAATGGATTCATATGCAAAACCAATTTATAAAGAAGAAATAAAACTTTGTCATTATAATTATATTAAATATGATATGCAATATGGGGACAACAAGTATGCACCGTCACTTCCTCCTCACATTGATGCTGATGAAAACCTAGTTACATTTAATTATCAAATTGGCGGTAATGTTGACGATTGGCAATTGGTGATTGATGGTGAACACTACGATCTTAAGAATGGCGATGCTATGATTTTTAGTGCAGTTAATCAAGTACATTGGAGACCAAAAAGACATTGGAAGCCTGGAGAGTATGTTGAGATAGTCAGTTTTGATTATTGTCCTCCAGATAATTATAGATTTACAGGAGATGAAAATCCAATAGACAATCAACACCATCCTGAATTAAGACAAAAATATATTAATGATTTGAACCAACATCCAAGATTTCAAAAAAGTTGGACACAATATCACGAAGAAGGAATGCAAATAGGAATAGAAATTGATGACAATGGAGGCTTTGGTCTTGGAAACTGAAAATGGCAAAACAACGATAGAAATGGTTAACGGTCTTGCTGAAATAGCAGAGTACATGCAGGATGAAGAGTTAACTACAGCATTAACTTTTATTGCAAAGGTTATTATTAAACCAGATATACCAATGAACGTTGCAACTATAGAAATAGTTAGACTACAGGCAATTGCAGCAAAGATGTCCTTTAAAGCAACTTGGATGACCAATGTTGATAAAAACGATAGAGCAAAGAAAAACATATACTATACTGCTGCAGAGTCAATCAATGATTTAGTTTCTGCACTTAAATACATTACGCGATAGTCTGCTATACTATATTAAAAGGACAAACATGAAAAATTTATTACAGCAAGTTATGATTAAAAAAGAAATACACAATGGTGATGTAGACTTTACTAAAGGTCTAATTGAATCAATTGAAAAAGGATATACCGTAGGTTTAAAACCTAAGTATGCAAAAAAATATAGTTTTTCTCCATCAACTATAGTATGGAATCATGGAGAGTGTGCAAGGTTTTGGTATCTTGCTTTTGAAGGAACTGTATGGGAAGACAATGCAGATGCCTATGGTGTTGCAAATAGAACAGGTGGTAACTTAAGTCACGGTAGAATTCAAGATGCTTTATTAAAGTCTGGAGTTCTTGCTGAAGATTTAGAGATGGATCCAGAGCCAAGAAAATATAATCAACAGATACATCCAGCAATGGAGTTAGCAGTAAAATCTGACGATCCTCCCATTAATGGATTTGCAGATGCCATGTTGCATTATAATGGACATGATATTGTTGGTGAAATTAAAACTGTGCCAAACGAAGGTTTTGAATATAGAAAAATTCATAGAAAACCAAAGATGGATCATTTAAAGCAAGTTCTTATTTATATGAAAGTATTTAAAAAAGATAAGGGTGTATTGATTTATGAAAATAAAAATAATCATGAGTTGCTTACACTTCCTATTGAACTAAACGATCATTACCGTAGGTGGGTTAACCAGGCATTTGATTGGATGAGAACAGTTCGCAAAGCATGGGTAGATCAAACTATTCCTAAAAGGAATTATAGATCTAACTCAAAAATTTGTGCAAGATGTCCAATTCAAAAAGCATGCTCTGAAGCAGAGGCGGGAACTATTAAAATAGATTCCTTGGAGAACCTTGGTGAAGAACTGTAAATGGTGTGAGAATAAATTTAAAGCAAAAGTAACATATCAGATATATTGTTCTGAAGAGTGCAGAGAGTCTGCAACTAAAGAAAAGATTGCTGAAAGATATTTTATATCACGCAGACAAAAAAGAATTGGCAAAGTTAGAAAATGCAAAAATTGTGGCAACGATTTATCCATATATAATGATGAACCAATATGTACTTTTTGTTTAATTAATCCAGTAGAAGTTGTTAAGGCTTTAAAGAAAATGAGGATTATTATTAATGACAAAGAATAAGTGGGGTATAGAAATTATGCCCAATAACATTTGTGCAATAGATGCAAGTACAAATAGTTTGGCCTTCTCTGTTTATAACAATAAACAACTTGGATTTTTTGGAAAAATTAACTTTACTGGAAATACAACTTATGAAAAAGTTGGAGACGCTTGTATAAAAACTCAGGCTTTGTTTGATCTTTATGATATAGATGCTGTAGTGATAGAGCATACAGTGTTTATGAACAGCCCAAAGACTGCAGCAGACCTAGCATTAGTTCAGGGTGCCATTATAGGTGCCCTTAAAATTTGCGGGGTATCAACAATAGGATCAGTATCACCAATCACATGGCAAAACTTTATAGGTAATAAGAAGATATCAAAAGAAGAAAAAGTATTAATTGTAAACCAAAACCCTGGTAAATCAGAGTCTTGGTATAAAACATATGAAAGAAATTTAAGGAAAGAAAGAACTATAAGGTTTGTCAATACCATATATGATAAAAATATAAGTGATAATGATGTTGCTGATGCCTGTGCTATAGGTCATTGGGCTATTAACAATTGGAACAAGGCCATGAGGATTGAGGAATAGTGCCAGAGTTAAATGCAAACATTCCACCAATAGAGTGTTATGTCAGAGGCAATTTTTTAAGAGATCAACAAGACTCTCATGATAAGTATTTTCCTGTAGTCATTTTTGGTGTGTCAAGTGTAAAGTCAAGAAGTCCGTTGTTTCACTTCTTAATGGAAGACGGTGGGCTTTGGTGGAGAATGCCAATTAATGCTTTCTGCACTAAGCCAGACACTCCAGAACAACAATTGCATAATTTAGTTCTTTGGAATTCTTTTAGTTCACATATATCAGTAACTAAGTTTGAAAATTTAAGTAATATGAAGATGTCTTATTTAGACAGAACTAAACAAAATATATTTGGAAAATACTTGTTTACTTTAGACTGGCACAGTCCAGATAGCAATATACTAGATGATGGATACTCTGAAAATCCAGGGCAGCATAAATGTGGGCATGTTATTCAACGTGATGATGGTAACTTTGCTATACAGCCAAATAATAGGGTTCGTTTATACGAGCCATCATTTGTTACTAAAAAATCATTAGTAATAGATAGATTGATCAATACAAATGCTTGGGACGTTGAGGGGGATAATAAGTGGATTATAGAAGACTCTAACTCTTTTAACTATGATATTATTGATACAGAGGATGGTAAATAGTATGGCTTCTGGTAAAATGTATACTAGCGAAGTTTTTATGCGTAAGAGATATCTTATGGATAGGAAATCACCAGAAGAGATTGCCAAGGAGTGTGGATGTAGTGTTGAAACAGTATACGTTTACTTGGCTAAATTTGGATTAAGGAAATCAAAAAGATGACTATGACTACTCAAAATACAATTGCTGATGTTTGCGATAACATAAAAAATATGCTTATTGACAAAAATAAATCATATGGAGATTCTGCACTTGACCCAATTAGAATATTTTCTAAAGCAAATTCAGACGAGCAGATAAAAATAAGAATTGATGACAAGTTGTCTAGAATATCTAGAGGGTCTGAGTTTTACGGAGATAACGATTTAGATGATTTGATTGGATACTTGATTTTATTAAAGGTTTCAAAAATTTACAACGAAAAGGAGTTATAAAATGAAAGATCAGTTTGACCCCAATGTAAAAAGAACAGACGAGGACATGTATAAAAATGTTTTTTATCCAGATACAGAAAAAACAGACTATAAACCATTAGACAAGCAAGATGGTATTAACTTGTATGAAACCTTAAACCATCAATTTACTAAAACTGCTAAACAAAGTTATAAGGCTTTGTTACAAAATGAAAAAGTTGAGTTGCCATTTGCAAGACAATTAACTGGGTGGAATAACTTAATAGAGGGGCTGTATAAAGATCCTAAAAAACTTGATAGCAGTCAGTTATGGGTTGATTTTCCACAAGATGAATATATTCCTAACAAAGAAGGATATAGAGCAGATAATTTTAAAAAAGATCATGAAGGAAAACATATTTTGTTTAATGGTTGTTCTGTAACTTATGGACAAGGTTTATATACAAAAGAAACTTGGTCATACTTGTTGCATCAAAAAATTGCACAAAATGAAAAGGTGTCTGGGTATTATAATATTGGTACACCTGGAAAAAGTATATTTGATATAGTGGCAAGTACTTTTAAATATATAGATCATTACGGTAATCCAGATGTTATCTTTTTAGATTTGCCAGATGTAAATAGATTTTATGCACTAAATTCAGACAACAGTGATGAATTAGACATACCAATGGGGCCTCAGCAATTATTTTATGCATTAAATGACAACTATAGACACTCCTTAGTTAAACGAGAAACTACGCTTGCTATGTTTGTTCATACTTTATATATATATTTATATCAATATTTAATGTTTTTAGAAATATATTGTGAATCACATAATATAAAGTTATATATATTTTCATATGTTAATGGGACTGACGCCTTTTTAAAGTTATGCAATTTAAATAATTATTACGTTACTACTGATGCAAATACATTAAATAAAATAGAAAAAGAAGTATTTGAGTATAGCAACAATAATAAAGATGATGAGTATACTATGGTTGCCAGAGATGGAAGACATTATGGTACAGCATTCCATCATGTATGGGCAAACATGCTGTATGACATATATAAGGAAAAAAATAATGTCAACTGAGCAAGATTTAGTTCAGCATTTAGATCAAGTCAACAAAGTTGTTGAAGAATATTTAAAGGGAAATGACCCTACAAGAATATCTAAAGAACTTGCAATACCAAGACAACAAGTAGTTAGTTTAATTAATGAGTGGAAAGTTATGGCTTCTGCCAATGATGCTATCCGTGCTAGAGCAAAAGAAGCACTGGTTGCAGCAGACACTCACTATAGCAAACTAATAACAAAGGCTTATGAGGTTATTGAAGATGCAACAACAACGGCTAACCTGAATGCAAAGAGTCAGGGAATTAAATTAGTATTAGACATTGAGTCTAGAAGAATTGACATGTTACAAAAAGCGGGGCTATTAGAAAATAAAGAATTAGCAGAAGAGATGGTACAGATAGAAAGAAAACAAGAAGTACTTATGAACATATTAAAAGATATTGCTTCTGAGTATCCACAAGTACGTGACGAAATCATGAGACGACTTTCAAGCATTGCCAGAGAAAGCGAAGTGGTTACAGTTGTCCATGATGTTTGATGATTTTTTAGAAGTATTAAAAGATAATCCATTTGAAGAAATTCCAGTAGACGCTAAAACATTTATTGAACACGAAGACTATTTGGGACAACCTGCACTATCTAAAATTCAGTATGACATAGTTGAGGCTATGAGTCAGATTTATAAAAAAGAAGATCTGATAGATTTGTTGGGTGAAAAAGAAGGAACTGAGTACTACAATAAATATACTAAAAATGAAATTATTCTTCAGTTAGGTAAGGGTAGTGGTAAAGACTTTACATCTACAGTTGCATGTTCTTATATTGTTTATAAGTTACTTTGTTTAAAAGATCCTGCTAAGTATTTTGGCAAACCATCAGGAGATGCCATTGATTTAATTAACGTTGCTATCAACGCACAACAGGCTAAGAACGTTTTCTTTAAAGGATTTAAAACTAAGATTGAGAAATCACCATGGTTTGCAGGAAAGTTTTATGCAAAAGCAGATAGCGTAGAGTTTAACAAATCTATTACAGTTTATTCTGGACATTCAGAAAGAGAATCACATGAGGGCTTAAACCTTTTACTTGCAGTGCTTGATGAGATTTCTGGTTTTGTTTCCGAAGTTGGTACAGGAAATGAGCAAGGAAAAACTGCAGAAAATATTTATAAAGCATTTCGTGGTTCAGTAGATTCTCGCTTTCCAGATTTAGGTAAGGTTGTATTGTTATCTTTTCCAAGGTATGTGGGAGATTTTATATCTCAAAGATATGATGATGTTGTTTTAGAAAAAGATGTTATTGAAAAAAATCATAAGTTTATTTTAAATCCAGCACTACCAGAAGATGAAGTAGGAAATACATTTGAGATTTCGTGGGAAGAAGATGAGATTGTTTCATATAAGTATCCTGGGGTATTCGCATTAAAAAGACCAACATGGGAAGTTAACCCAACTAGAAAGATTGATGACTTTAAGTTAGCCTTTTATACAGATCTTGGGGATGCAATGATGCGTTTTGCATGCGTCCCTACTTATTCATCAGATGCGTTTTTTAAGCAGGTAGAAAAAGTTAGAGCCTGTATGACTGGTAGAAACCCTATAGATAATTTTAAAAGATTTGATGAAGCCTTTAAACCTGATCCAGATAAAACCTATTATGTTCATGCTGACTTGGCACAAAAGCATGACAAATGTGCTGTAGCCATTGCTCACGTAGAGAAGTGGGTTAACGTTCAAGTAATCAAAGATTACGAACAGGTTGCTCCTATTGTTGTTGTGGATGCAGTGGTTTGGTGGGAACCTAAAGTAGAAGGTCCAGTAAACCTATCAGAAGTAAAGCAATGGA